CCCACCTGTGTTGCATTCATAGATTTGGTAATTGTCGGCGTCCCGAACAATTTAGCCACCCGTTTGACGATTACGGGTTCTAGAGGCTTTATATAACGACCCAATTCTGTCCCGTACCTTGGACCCCTTGGCGAGATGATCCTAGGTACGGGGTCTGGTTTGGCAGTCAAGTTTGTTTTCTCAGTTGCTTTGATGAAACACGTAATTTCAGCATCACAGCTTGTGATAGGAGAATGCAATAATGATTCTACCGCTTTACCATAAACTTCGCGCTTACGACCGCTATAACAGTTGAGAAATTGTTCTCTACTGAGCGTTGTGGAAGCTACTCGATGATTATTAAAGTGGTTGTATTCATTCTTGAGCCGCGAGGCAAACACATCGGGTAAGGGTGTATAAGGAGCGCGGTGCTGACCGGTTACCTTATCTTTAACAAAGAACACCCTTTCCAATATGCCTCTAACCAGATTGATTAGAGAGTCGTTGAATACTGTATAGTGTAACGTTGGGCTTACACCATCCAGCTGATTATGAGATCTTGTTTTGGTTGCATCATCCCTTCTTCGTACCTTCAAGCGGGCATGTGTTAGAGTCGATGCAGTGACACACATGCCCGGTACGGAGATAGGGCCACCTCACACATTCCCAATGGGAATGCGTAAAGGCGCACCGGTTAACCATTGCCACCAGGTAGTGGTGGGTGAGTGGTATGCGGTGTATCGCTCAACGTTGTCAGCGTTAGCGAGTATGTTTGCCCCCTCTATATCATCAAGTGTAGGGATGAAGTAGGTGGAGGTAAGCTTGGTGTGCATTTTGGCAATGTGACTAGGTCGTATTTTGAGCCCAGTCATATGTCTACGAATGAATTCGTCGACCATTATCCAATTAGCTTTAGTGAGTTTCATAACTCCAAACTTGACTTTGGCAGCAATGACCACATCAATAAGTGATTCAGCCCCCGGAAATTGTGTCTTAACTGCATCAGCAGTGGTAGGCACAGTTCCAGATTCACTTGTGATAGTGTGGTTTTGTTGCTTTAGCGCTTTAGGTTTTAAGATGTTGAGCGCCATCATCGTGACAAATATGAACATCATGGGAAGCATGTAGCT